GTTCAAGATAATATTCTTAAACTTGCAGAAGAAGATATGCAAAGAATTGAGAAAGAGATTGAGCAAGAGAAAGAGCAACAATATGTTGATGCGGATCATCAGGGAACAATTGCTGGTGTAACACAAACTGCTCAACAAACTTATCTTTCTGCAAATGCTCCGCCTGAAACTCAAGAAGCACCAACATCAAATACACAATAAGGAATAATTATGGCAAACGAACAAATTATTGATTTAATCGACAATATTGTAAACGACAATGCAGTTGATTCAGAAAAAGCATTCAACTCCATTATGGCAGATAAAATAGCTGATAGATTGCAAGATTATAGAAAAGAAGTAGCATCAACATTCTTTAATACGACTGAGCAACAGGAAACAGAGTTAGAAACTCAAGAAAATGCAGCTGGCTAATTTTTTATCTAAGATCCACACTGTCAAAGGCAATTACGGAAAAGTTGTCAGTGTCGCATCGTATTACGATAAAGAGATTATCATAAACGATAAAGAAGAATATTTTGTTGATGGCATAAAACTAGAACAGAAGTTTGATAACTTAGAGGAAGTCAAGTCATACATTGATATACAAGAAGAAGCGTTTAAAACCAAAGTAGAATTATACGAAAATATATCTGATACCAAAGTTGCTTCGATAATTAGAAAACATACAGAAATAAAGATAACAAATCAACTCATTGAACATTATATACATACAGCTTCCTCTAAGTGCTTTACAGTTGATCCAATTATCTTAGAGATGAGAATGACCAATAAACTGGACTCTGAGATTAATGACAAAATAGTCTTTAGATTAGATGACGGTAAACAGGTCGCATTATCAGAGCAAACTCTTGAGAAAATTGCGAATTTACTAAATAATATGGAAATAAAAGATCAAACGATTGACTTTATGAGAAAAAGTCAAGAAAATTTTCTCTCAGTTATAAGAATAGTATAGGAAAACTAACATGGCAGCAACAAAAACAGTTCTTAGAGTCAATAATAATCGAGCAATTGTTCGTATTGTTGCCACAGCTGGTGGCGATACGTCAACAATTACACTGAATAGCGATTTAGTTGGAACAGGTGACGCACTAACTTCTGGTGGTACACCAACAGCAAACATTGCAATGATTAAGTCTAGCACAGCAAACCATATACATGTAACACGTAATAGTGTTCAAGTTGCTACAATGTATGGTGGTGATTTAATTGATCAACCAGAGTTCATACTAGCTGATCAAAATACATTTGACATCGTTGTTTCTTTCCAAGGCGGTGCTGGTATGATTTTACTAGACATTACTAAAGTTGCTGGTTACTCTCCAAAGTTTGAGTCCGCTCAATTCGGTGGTGGTGATAACATTGCCAACGTAGGAAGTTAAGCCATGAGACTAATTAGAGAACAAGTAACAGAGACAAAATTTATTGTTGAAGAAAAGCTCGGTAAAGGAAAACAGTATTTTATCGAAGGTATATTTCTTCAATCAGAACTAAAAAATCGTAATGGACGCATGTATCCAGAATCAATTATGGATAAAGAAGCGTCTCGTTACATAACAGAATATGTAGAAAATAATCGTGCTTACGGAGAACTAGGTCATCCAGATACACCGACAATTAATCTTGATCGTGTATCCCATTTGATTGTAGATTTACGTAAAGAAGGCAAAAACTACATTGGTAAGGCAAAGATTTTAGAAACCCCAATGGGTGCTATTGCTCGTGGTCTTTTAGAGGGTGGCGCAAACCTTGGTGTTTCTAGTAGAGCGCTTGGTTCTTTAAAAGAGGACAAAGATGGTGTTCAAATCGTTCAAGACGACTTTATGCTGTCAACTGCAGCTGATATCGTAGCCGACCCATCGGCTCCAGATGCTTTCGTTCGTGGCATTATGGAAGGAAAAGAGTGGGTTTATGTTGATGGAAAATTTGTGGAGAGACATATTGAAGAGACAAAGAGGGCAATCCAAAAGGTTTCCTCTCGTAACTTAAACGAGCAAATGCTCAAAGAATTTAAAAAATTCTTGATGAAATTGTAATTTTTATAAATAAATTTATCGAAAATAAATCGGACATAACCTATTCAAACAGGAGATAAACATGTCAGTTGAAAAGAAAATAGCTGAATTGCTTGCGGAGTCTGAAAAACTACGTCAGCAAGAAGAACAAATTGAGGATATCGTTGAGGAAATTAACGAAGAATCAGAAGAGCAACTCGATGAGGGTGCTGCCGAAACAATCAAAATGAAAGGCAGTGCTGGTAGCGAGGGTGACAATCCAGACAATAAGAAAAACCAAGGAACAGAAAAGCCAGCTGTTACAACAAGCAAGGCGAAAGATCCAGCACCAGGAGCAGCAATGAAAGAAGAAATTACAGTCGATGTTACTGATGATGTAGCTGCATTGGTAGAAGGCGAGGAGTTGTCAGAAGAATTTAAGACAAAAGCTGCAACAATTTTTGAAGCAGCAGTTGTTACAAGAGTCAAGGCTGAATTAGCCAAGATTCAAGAGCAGTATGACGCACAACTCGTAGAAGAGTTTGAGCAGATTAAAGAGGGTCTAGTTGAAAAGGTTGATGGATATCTCGGTTATATTACCGAGCAGTGGATGAAACAAAATGAGATTGCCCTTGAAGGTGGTATGAAAGCAGAATTAGCAGAGTCATTTATCCAAGGTATGAAGACATTGTTCGAAGAGCATTATGTTGATGTACCAGCAGAGAAATATGATGTGCTTGGTTCACTTGAAGAGAGAGTTGCAGAACTCGAAGGCAAGTTGAATGAGTCTGTAAATACCAATATTGAAATGCAAAAGAAAATTGCAGAATATGATAGAGAGCAAATTGTTGCTGAACTCTCAGATGGCTTAACAGCTACTGAAGAAGAAAAGTTTGCAACATTGGCATCAGAAATTGTTTACGAATCAGCTGACCAGTATAAAGGTAAGCTACAAACTATTCGTGAATCATATTTCACAAAAGCAGCACCTGTAGCGAAAGATACAGTTGCAGCAGAAGAGCCAGTTGGTGATCAGAAAGTAATTTCTGAGCAAATTGCTCACTATGCGTCTGCATTGGCAAAACTTAAGAAATAACCTTTTCAGGAGAAAAATAACATGTCAACAATGTTAAGAGAAGATCTCGTTAAAAAATGGGCACCCGTCCTTGAGCACGAGACAATGGATCCAATTAAGGATCAGTATCGTAAAGAAGTTACTGCTGTTCTTTTAGAGAATCAACAAAAGTCTCTATCAGAAGAGCGTGCTGCTCTTTTCGAAGCAGTTCCAACAAACGCCAACTATAATGGCTCATCAACAAACCCAGACACAGGTGGTGTTGCTAAGTATGATCCAATCTTGATCAGCTTGGTACGTCGTGCTGCTCCACAAATGATCGCTTATGACGTTTGCGGTGTTCAGCCAATGACAGGTCCAACAGGTCTAGTGTTTGCAATGAAAGCACGTTATGGCACACAAGGTGGCACAGAGGCATTTTACAACGAAGCAAATGCTGAGTTCTCAGGTGGCGATTTAGGTACAGATGTTAACCAGACAGCAATCTCTGGTTCTAACTGGTTCAACACTGCTAATGCTCCAGGTGGTATGACCACACAACAGGCTGAAGGTGGTCACAGTGCTTCTTCATCTGTTGCTCCAGCAGCAGTTGGTCCTGGTTCAACAACATTCAATGAGATGGCATTTTCAATCGAGAAAACAAGCGTAACTGCTAAATCTCGTGCGTTGAAAGCTGAGTACTCAATCGAATTAGCACAAGACTTGAAAGCAGTTCATGGTCTTGACGCTGAGTCAGAGTTAAGCAATATCCTCTCAACAGAAATTCTTGCTGAGATCAATCGCGAAGTTATCCGTACAATTTATTACACAGCTAAGAGCGGTGCAGCATCTGGTACAGTAACAACAGCAGGTGTGTTCGATCTTGACACAGATGCTAACGGACGTTGGTCAGTTGAGAAATTTAAGGGTCTGTTGTTCCAAATCGAGCGTGATGCGAACGTAATCGCACAAGAGACACGTCGTGGTAAAGGTAACTTCATCATCTGCTCTTCAGATGTTGCAAGTTCTTTAGCAATGGCTGGTGTTCTTGACTACGCTCCTGCTTTGAACACAAACTTAAATGTTGATGACGCAGGTTCAACATTCGCTGGTGTTCTAAACGGACGCTATCGTGTTTATATCGATCCATATGCATCCAATGGTGGCGCTAACGACCAATTCTACGTAGTTGGTTACAAAGGTTCTAGCGCATTCGACGCTGGTATCTTCTACTGCCCATACGTTCCTCTACAAATGGTTCGTGCTGTAGATCCAAATACATTCCAACCAAAGATTGGTTTCAAGACACGCTACGGCATGATCGCGAACCCATTCGCACGTGGAACTACATTAGCAACATCAATCGGTTCAAACGAGAACGTCTACTATCGTAGAGTTCGTGTTCAGAACATTATGTAATTGATGAAGCTGACGTAAGATCAGTATTTGACAGAGCCACCTTCGGGTGGCTCTTTTTCAT